TGTAAGGACAGCCGGATCGAGGACTTCTACGGCGAGGAGTTTTACGACGAGGACCACCTGGACTACGAGGAGTTCCTGGAGGACACCGGCCGCGAATACTACATCGCGGGCGAGGCGTGGCCGTTCGGCACCTTCAACGAGGACCTGGGCATCTGGGACAACGAGGAGCTGCTGAATGCCGACGACATCAAAGTCGAGCGGTCCCCGTTCCTGAAAGACCCGCGCTACTTCATCAAGCTGCCGTGGACCATCCGGCAAATCCTGCAGACCCGCCAGCCGGTGTGGGAATACAACCGGCTGATCCACGAATACCCGGAGCTGGTCGCCTACACCTCCGAAAACTCTTTCATGCCCGTGAGCAACATCCTGCTCAACCAGATCAAGTTCAAGGCGGATACCTTCAATGTGCGCGGAATACCCCTGCTCACCAGAGCCATGCGGTCCGTATTGCAACAGGAGATGCTCAACACCGCGATGGACGCCATTGCGGACCGCCTTTACACTCCCCTCATTCTCTGTAAGCTCGGGGCAAGTGCCACTGACCTGGGTACCACTCAGCCATGGATCCCCGACGAAGACGACCTGGAGAATTTCGAGCTGGCCCTTGACGCTGCCCTCGCCGGTGATTTCCGGGCCCTGATCTACAACTTCGCGGTCGAGATGGAGAACGTGTTCGGCCGCGAGCAGATGCCCGACCTCACCCCCGACTTCGAGCGGATCGAGGACCGCATCCTGCAGACTTTCGGGCTGTCCCGGACCTTCCTGACCGGCGCCCAGGAGGGCCAGACCTACGCCGCCGACGCGCTCAACAAGGAGCTGGTCACCCAGCTGATGACCCGCCAGCAGAAGCGGTGGCGCAGCCATTTCCGCAAGCGGGCCAAGGTGATCGCCGAGGCGCACGAGCACTACGACTACAACGAGCACGGCGGCAAGCGGTACGTGATTACCGAAGAGGTTCTCGAAGACGATGAGGAGACCGGCGAGAAGCACCTCGTCGAGCAGCCCAAGCTGCTGATCCCCGAGCTGAAGTTCCGGGTGCTGAACCTGAAGGATGAGGACACCACCCGCCAGTTCATCGAGGCCCTCCGCGCCTCGGGCGTCCCCATCTCCCAGCGCACCCGCACGCGCGGCCTGGAGCTGGACCTGGACGAGGAGTCCGAGATATCCCAGGACGAGTCGGTGGAGCAGGCGGTCGCCGAGCAGGAGACGCGCAAGCGGCAGTACCTGGAGCTGCGCCAGCGCGGCCTGCCGATCACCGACGAGCTGCGCCAGGACTTCGACCCCCGGGTGCAGCTGGAGGCCATGCCGCCGATGGGCGCCGCGCCGCCAGGCGGCACCCCGCGCCAGGGCATGGAGGACCAGCCGCTGCCCAACCTGGCCCCCGGGCCCGAGGACGAGGAGCTGGAGGAGCCCGAGCCCGGCGAGGAAGCCGAAGAGGACGAGGGGCCGCCGCCCGGGGAGCAGTCCCAGCGGCCTCCAGAAAGCGACGAGGAGCGTGAGGGAATGCCCACGGCCGCCAGCCGCAAGCGGGTCCCGCTGCCGTCTGAGGCGGCCCTGTGGCGCCGTACAGCGGGCTCCAGGGCCCACGCCGAGGCCGCCCGGGAGGCTGCCACCGCGCAGGAGCCCGGAGAGGAGGCCACCCACTGGGAGCAGGCCCGCCACGAAGGCGAGCTGGTCACCCGCGAGTGGACCTCCGCCGATGCCCCGTCCTACCTGCGCGACCCGGCCACCACCGGCCACCGGGCCCGGGTCACCGCCGAAACCCTCCAGCCCTCGGGCGAGGAGATGTACGGTGAGCCTGCCAACGGGAGCGGAGGATGACATGAGGATCAGGGGCGGCAGCATGCCGGCCAACGGGCCGGGCGCGGGCAACAGCAACAGCGGCGTGCACGGCTACTACAGCAAGATCATCACAGGCACCACGCTGAACGAGGGCTGGTGGAACTTCCCGTAGAGGCCGGGCTCGATCTGCGGATGCGCTGGCATCCCTGGGTGCCGGGGGACAGCCACCACGCTAAGGCTTACGGGTGGATCGCGTTGTGCGCGGAGGATCACATCATCGCTGAATGGCCTATGCCCTGGTGGAACAAAGCTGGCCACGAATCACCTGGCATTCCCGCTATGAGAAAGGCCGTCGCTGCTTTTCTTATGGAGCGGCTGCGATGAGCGACGCCGAGGGCACCACGGTCACGCCCGAGCTGGCCGCACTGCTCGAACGGTTCCTCTACGAGGCGCGGACCAGGCCCGGCGCCGGGCTGGATCCGGACGAGCTGCTGGACGCCTGCATGGCCTTGTCCCGGATTCCGAGCAAGGATCAGCCCGGCGACTGGGCGGCCCTGGCTATGAAGATCAACCAGCTGGTGGATTACCTCGGGATGGGCGGCAAGTTTCCGTCCAGGCTGCTGGCCGCCCAGCGGGTCGGCCCGTATGCCCGGCCGATCACCCAGGTCCTGCGGATCGTCTGGGTCAGTGAGCCGTTCCCGCATGCCCAGTGGGTATGCGATGGCTGCGAGGCGCCGCTGCTGACCACCTCTGGCGGGGAACCCGATGGGCCCGGCTACTCGATCACCGTCACCGGCAAGATCGAGCACCGGGCCCCGTGCACCGAAGTGCGCGAATGAGATACGCCCATCACGTCTACAGCTACTGGGATTTCGGCTATTTCCGGAAGCGGGAGGAAAGCCATTACCACCTGATCAAATCCACCTGGCATGCCGTCGCCCGAGCGCGCAGGCGCAAGGGGGACCTGGCAGGAGCGGACCGGGCCACCCGCCAGGCGCGGATGACCCGGCCACTGAGACTGCTCCTGCCGCCGCGCAAGATCACGCCGTCCATCCTGCACCTGGCCACCGACATTCCCGGCCGGGGCGGTGTCGCCTGCGGTGGCTGGGTGATTCGCGGCGACAATATCACCAAGGATATTGAGCTGGTCGATTGCGGTAATTGCACGCGGACGAAAATCTACCGGTCAAGCCGGGCGTAGCACCCTGACAAGTTCACTGCTGGTTGCGGTGCATGTTGCACTACGTGCTCAAGTGTTTACAGACAGGTATCTTCCAGGGACAATTACCAGGACATCTTGCCAATCGTAAGGAGTCCCGTCATGACCGCTGTCCGCATGCTCACCCCCGCCATGCGCCTGGCCGCCCTGCTCGCCGTCGCCCTCGGCGTCCTGGTGTTCTGGCTGCTTGCGGCCCGCTACGGCGCCCACGTGGCGGCGATGCACGTCCACCACGCCCTGCGGGCGCTGGCCGATCCGCTGATGCACTACCACGGTTAACCAGAGCTGGCGGGGCGGCCTCGCCGCATCCGGGGCCACCCGCCTGGGGCACTGGTCAGAAAGTTCCGGCGCAGATGGACGTCCACAGGGCGATGGTGGCGGCATCCTGGAACTGATGCTGGTGCTCGGCGTCAGTGCTCAGCACCGCCGCCGTGCAGTCGCTGTACCAGTAGAGCCACCCGAACCATGGCGGGACCTGACTGGAGAGCAGGTAGCTCGCATCGAGCGCGATCCGGTCGTGGCGCGCGGCGTCGCCCATCGACGCGCACACCCCGTACTCGGGGGTCATCAGCTTCTTGCCGGAATGACCGACGAGCCCGAGCCAGGTCTGGAACTCCGGGTAGTTGGCCAGGCCCTGGGTCGGCCATTTGCCCGCTGGCTGGTTCTGGTAGCAGTCCATGCCATAGATGTCCACCAGGTCGGCGGGCACGATCCAGTTGCCCTTGACGGCTTTCCCGCCAGGGGAATAGGCGTACCCGGAGCTGTCGGCGCACACCATGACACCGGGGTTGCCCACGGCGCGGGCAGCGGCCGACAGCGAGGCGAACCAGGCGAAGAAGGCGCTGGGGCTGGCCCACTTGTTTCCGCCCTCATACTCCTGGCTGAAGATCATGACGACCTTCTGCCCGATCGGGATCGACTTGACATACGTGGTGACCTGGGCGGGCGTGGTCTTGGGGTCGTCGAAGCAGATCAGCTGCAGCACCGAGGCCGGTAGCGTGGCCTCCTGGTCGTTGCGGTTGTGGCCGTCCTGCCAGGTGCCGAGCGGCTGGCCGGGGCTGTAGAACATTTTGTTGGCCTGGAGCTGGCCGCTGAAGAGGGACTGGTCGGCGATCAGCCAGTCCCGGGTGCAGGTGGGGCACTGGCCCTTGGCGCTGACCTCGGCGCCGATGTAGGCAGCGGCCTTGACGTTGTAGTGGTAGGCGGACCCGCCGGCGGTATGCACGGCGGGGAAGGAAACGGTGGATCCCTTGGGGTAGACCGGCAATGACGTGGTCATCCGTTGTTCTCCTTGCTTGTGCGAGGCGGAGGATTCTGTCCGGGGGCAGCCTACTCCTGGTAAGCTCGCTTAGTATCCAGTGCTTCGCGGCCTGGTGTTCTCGAAGGGGCCCCCTGCCCGCCGACCGCCAGTCAGTGAGAAGG